TCTTCAGCAGAGTGTTTGTGGGCAGGACCCAACAATAAAAAGGTGAACTCAGGTCTTCTTAACCTAGCATGTAATTTTTCAGTGAACTCAGATGGAACTCCTGTTGCTTTACCATAAACGACCGTAGATAGACTCCATCTATCCATTATGATATAATCGTAATTTTTCTCCAGCTTTCTCAAGCTGAACCATTGAAAAATCTGTCTATTAAAATACTGTAACCACTGAAAACATTTTGGAAACTTTTTTGCTAGCCCATTCCTTAGCATCCAATAGATGATGTGATAAACAAAATTAGAACGAATAGGAACCTCAATCGTTAAGACCTTGTAACCTCTCCATGATAAAAAATTAGAAAGAAAATTTGTTTGAGTTGCTTTACCAACTCTATCAGGACCTTCGATTACTATTAGCTTGGACATAAGATTTAATCTTTCAAGAAAAAGGTTCTCTGATCTCACCGTTAACGACTAACCCAAAAGCTTCAAGAGTAGCAGGAAATGCTTTGGATGCTACGACAAGTTCCAACATCTGTTGTGCGATATTCCTTATCTCTAATTGAGCATGCTCAGAATACCGAAGCTTCAAAAAATGATAAAAGCTTCTAAAATTGAACATAACATCAGCAGTGATCTGATTACCATAAGGCAAATACAATCTTGCAGATTCTTTAGCACGCTTGCGTGACATACCTTTTCGCACAAGTCTATCAAGAGTTTCATGATATTTTTGTAAAGAATGATCCATATGCATCACATATGCAATCGCTTCTTCATTATCCCAATCAACAGGAACATAGTACTTATCATCTTTCAATTCCTTGTACCTAGCTGATTCAGCATTGATTGATACGCCGATTCTATGCTTGATTAAGTGTATGTGTGAAGCAACATCGCTGGTAACTAGAAAATGAATTGAAGATTTTTCAAAAACAGAATGGTGTTCATTCTCAGCTAACATCTTCAACAAGGAAGGTATTCTATTCTTTTTTTCTTCAGTCAGATCTCTTGATGTTGATGTCCACGCGGAAAGCGCGTGGGTTTCATCAGATCCGTAATACCCGATCAGCTCTACTTTATTATTTTGTGCAGGCATATTTTTCTCAATGAGAAGATCTATTCAAAAACTCCGATAGTTTTTCGTCGAGTAACTTTTTTACTTCTTCTTCCAAGTCTTCAGATACTTTGTTAGCTAAAGCAATCATATAAGTACGATCAGCTGGTGATTTTACTTTAATGTGATTTATCATCAATCGTTTAAGATCCTCAGAGCACTTTTCCGCCATTTGACGTAACATAAAGTCAGGAATTGTGCTAGAAAATTCTTCTTTTATTATCCTACGAAGATCTTTGGCTTTTAATTTCATATTACTACTCAACACTTGCTCCAAGAGCAGCTGTTACATGTGACGCATCCTTCTTTGTAAACTAGAGAGTTAGATCCACACTCAGGACACGTCTTGTCAGACGTTGATTTTGCGCCGTCAGGAATGTATCCTTTTAGAACGCGGGCCAAGACTCTAGAGAAAGATTGCATATCGCTGTATTTGTCTTTTTGTAGCTGTTCAACAACGTATTGAACAGGAACCCCATGGCGTAGAGCAAGCGAGAGGGATCTTGTAAAAGCTCCGTGATTTGGATTGGAGAACAACTCCACAATGTCCTTGAAAACAAGGTTATCGTCATCCCCAACAGGAATCTGAAGATTGTATGTTGCAACTCCATCCTTCTTACCATTCTTGATAAGATTTCCTACCTTCGCCTTCTTCGGAACTTCAACGTGATGTGATAGGCCACAGAAGATCTCGTATGGCTTTCCTTCAAGCCTGCCGACCAGGACAAGATATGATTCCTGACCTTCAGAACCCTTTACGTTAATTCGATGAATATCGCATGGTAATTCCTTCGGTCGCTTTGGAGCATGATTTTCTATCATGGTTTCTGGCTGGCTATCAGAGTCAACCTTATTGGTTTCCTTGGGAGTATCCTGGACAAGAACTCCTGTACGGCATCCATCTCTATAGACAGTGAAACCCTTGCATCCGGCCTCCCAGGCAGCCATATAAACGTCAGCAACAACTTCTCTTGTCACATCATTAGGAAGGTTACAGGTCTTAGAGATTGCATGGCAGACCCACTTTTGAGCAGCAGCCTGAAGCTTGACGGACATAGGCCAGTCAACATCATTGCTTGTTGCCTTCCAGTAGGGTGACTCTGCAATTTGCTCATCTACCTTTCCTGTGGCATCCATCCACTTCTTGAAACCGTGGTGGTAGACCTTATACTCCTGCCACTTATCACCAAGCTGATCGATAAAATCAACTCGTGATGCGGTGTCATTAGGGTTAATCTTCTTACGGCGTGTGTAGGAAAGAAGGTAAGCTGGTTCAATACCGCTTGTCGTTTGCGTGAGGCATGAAACAGACCCTGCCGGAGCAGTCGTTGTCAACGCAATGTTGCGACGACCGTATTTCACCCAATCTGCAAATAAGGCCTTATCAGCTTCCATAACTCTCTTTAAAAATGGACTTTCGTTTTCTAAAGACCAATCATAGACGGGGAATGATCCTCTGTCCTTTGCCATGTCGACTGAAGATCGATAAGCGGAAAGAGCCAACGTTTTATAAATCTCTTCTGTCTTATGAACTGACTCTTCAGAACCATAGGTTACGCCAATCGAAGCCAGAGCATCTCCGATGCCAGTGATTCCAAGTCCTGTGCGACGGGCGCCTGAGGCAGCTTTTTTGATTTTTTGCCAGAGGTTGACCTCATGTTGTTTGACCTCTTCACTCTCAGGGTCGGATCCAATCTTTTTCAAGATAGCATCGACGGCCTCAATCTCAAGATCGACAAGATCATCCATCAACTTTTGCGCTTTTGCAGAAACTTTCTTGAACTTATCAAAATCGAATGAAGCCGTGGGAAGGTATGCGTCCTTCACAAACTTTGTGAGGTTGATGAGAAGAAGGCGGCAAGAATCGTAAGGGCTGAGAATCAGCTCAGCGCAAGGATTCGTAGAAACGTTGGCGTATCCTTTTGAAGCATATGCCTCAGTTGGTGTCATCTTCTTGACTGTATCCCAGAATAGAAGACCTGGTTCTGCAGAAGTCCATGCGGCATCGATGACCTGATTCCAAAGCTCGCGAGCCTTGACGATCTTGGTAACTTTAGCTTCTTCAACAGGTACCTCGACTGGCCAACGAAGAGTAAATTCCTTATCATCTTTCACTGCATTCATAAATTCGTCAGTGAGACGAACAGAGATGTTTGCTCCTGTGACTTTCTTTAGATCTCGTTTGATGTTGATGAAAGTCTCAACCTCAGGATGCATCACCGAAATTGTGAGCATTAGTGCTCCACGACGACCACCTTGAGCAACCTCACGGCATGTGTTGGAGAACCTCTCCATAAAGACGCCGATACCATCGGTCGTTCCAGCTGCATTGGCTGTGGCAAGGCCTTTGGGACGAATCGTAGAGACGTCGAAACCAACGCCACCACGACGTTTCATGATTTGCGCCTGTTCCTGATCCGTGAATAGAATTCCGCCATAAGAATCTTGCGGAGAAGCTATAACGAAGCAGTTAGACAATGATTGAAGCTTGTATGGATTGCCCATGGCAGACATTGGAGAACCTTGCGGAACGACTGCCCCAATGCCTCGCGATTCGGCTGCCAATTGTTCAAGCGTCATTGTCGACTTTTGTGTGACGTCTAGATGATCAGTGTCAGCAAGGAGACAGAAAATCTCTTTCTCCGAAAGAGGATTTGGATACTTGGCTTCAATACGAGCAAACTCACGAGTGAGACGCAGATGCATGTCAGTAGGCGTCTTTTCTAAAATGCCTCCTTTAGAATCGCGCAGCGCGTACTTTGAAACAAAGACTGATGCAGCGAGCTCGTCTCCCTTAAAGTAGTCCAACGATGCTTCATATGCTTCATTATACGTGTATGTTTTCATATTACGTTCCGTCTCCAATTCATTGAATTCTTGGGATGCATAACTATATCTTAACTTCCAACCGTTGTTACTGATTCTGCGCTCGAAAAGTTTCTTGAACTAGAAAATTCATTTTTTAGTTCTTTCCATTTGGCTCTTAAGGCTTTTTTCTGTTCAACTTCATCTGAGGATGAAGTTTCTTCTGGCGTATCTGCTGCTCCTGTAATCTCAAATTTACTCTGAGCAGTGTTGATCTTGGCAGGAAAAACAAGTCCATCTCTACCTGCTCGATTCTTTGCGACAAAGAGTCTACCCCAGCCTGAAGCCTTCTCATGTGGTCGTCTAGAGACTGATATGATGAAGTCGCAAATCATAGCCTTTCCGTAAGCTTCTGACATATTTGTCATGTCGATGATCTCGCTATTGGCTCCTTCTTTATTCGATTGCGATGCTGTCCAGATTGGAACGCCTAATTCCATTGCAAGACCTCGCAGCTCCTCATATACCAATTTCAATTCGTGACGAAGAGAATCAAACTGACGAGTTGATCTCATGATGTCAGCATAATCAATGATGATAATGTCCGGTTTAAAACCTTTTAGGTCGAGACGTTCAATATGCGAACGGATCGTGAAGATAGACGCTGTGTTGGTTGGATATTCCTTAATGTAAAGTCGACCGAGGTTCATGTTCTTATACTTCTCAGCAACCTCGTCTTTATGATCCATGACTTCATTAGAATCCATGTCGCAAAGGTTTGAATCGTAACGAATACCAACGGCTGTCTCAGATAGCTCAAAGGTGTAGTGCATGACGTTTTTACCTGCACGCAGAGCATTGGCTCCAATCATTGTGAGCCAGTGAGACTTTCCGCTTCCGCTTCCTCCGACAACACACAAAAGTTCTCCCTTACCAGAACCACCTTGCAGAATCTCTTTCTTATCAAGCTCAGGTACGCCTGTCGGAATTGTGTCACGTTTCAGACGTGTGAATCGAGCGTCCATCTCGTTAAAGAAGTCATGACCGACAGACGGAGCTGTGCCAACCTGAACGGCCTTCTTAATCGATTCGACGATCGATTCATATTTGTTTGCCTGCATCTGATCAACAGCATTTTCCAAAGCTGCTTTTAGAGCCTGCTTCCTACAAAAGTCAAGAGACTTTTCACGAACAAATTGCAGATCTCCTGGATCTGGATTGGCCTTCATCCTTTGGAGATACTCAATGATTTGATCTCGAAGGATAACGTCTGTACCAACCTTCAAATCCTCTCTAATAATGGTGACGAGCAATTGAAGGGTTGGAAAAACCTTATATTTCTTTGAATATGAAAAGTATCGATCAGCAAGGAACTGTAAGTACTTCAACTCAAAGTAAGAAGTGTCAAACACTTCCATCATCTGCTCGGCAAATTTCGAGTCAGTCAAGAGAGCCTGCATGATCTTCTCTTGAAAAGACTTACCGTAAGATCCAAAGGTTAACTTGTTTTTATTTTCGTTTTCTAACATTTTAGTTACCAGTCACGTATTTCGCGCTGTCAATACAGTTCATTGAATAAAAAAATGCCTCAACATCAAAATCGTTGATTCCTTCTTTGAGGAGGGCTTTGATCAATCCGATCTTATTAACGTGCGGAACGAATGTATCTAACGTATGTTGCACTTTAGAAATTTGAGATGCTGACAACATACTACCATCTAGGTATACCAATCTCCAATTTCTGTTGATCAAATCTTGATTGTCTACGACCTTCTTATAAACAGTAGATTCTCCAATCCTGGATTGACAAAACGAAATGATGTCCTCTATCAAGAGATCATCATCTGTTCCCAATATAGGAAGTTTTTTAGAAACCGTCTTAAACCCCAACCCTTTTACTCCAGGAATGTTATCTCCAGGATCTCCACATAACGCCTTGGCGGCTGCGAAGTTGTTGGGTTTTATTCGGAATTCTTCAAAGACGTCATCAACTGTCAAGACTTTTTTCTTATGAAGAGAATAGATCGAAGTATTTGCATCCAACAGTTGATACATGTCTTTGTCAGAAGAAACTATGATCTTTTTATTTTGCTTAAATGGCCCCGAACAAAGAAACGCAACTATGTCATCACCCTCGCAATCAGAGGCGTAAACTTGGCAAACAGGAGAATTTTTTAGCATGTTCAATAGAGAAATAAGCTGATGTTTCCTGTTCTCTTCTGACTCAGGTATATCATCTCCGTAAAAACGGTTGAGCTTCTCAGGACGTCTACCAAGCTTATATTCAGGATAAATTGATCTACGTCTTAGAGAACCCCCGCCTTCCCATGCCACGCAAATCATTGAAGGTTGTAACTCAGTTGTGATTCTTTTCAACGTCTTAAGAAAACCGATGCAACCTCCCATTTGATAGCCATGGGTCGACATTTGTGGGTATGCCGCCCATGACCTAATAAAAAGATTTGCTCCATCAATAACCAAGATGGGACGATCTGAACTCATGTTTTGCCTGTAGAACCGAATCCACCACTGCCGCGGGTCGTTGAAGACAAACTGTTGGTTGGTTGGAATATCCCACGAAAAACTCGAGAAAATACCAACTGTGCAATCCTATCGCCTTTATTGACAATAAATTCTTCGTCACCTGTGTTCAACAAAATGACCTTAATTTCCCCTCGATAGTCACAATTGTGAACAAGAACATCATTACAAAAAAAATTGTGATTATTTTCTACTGTAAGATCATAACATCGTTCATTATGCGTTGTTTTATTTTTAATTTTTACAAACTTCATTTTTTTCTCCAAAAAAATTAATGATATATTTTTTCGATTCATCAAGGCTAAAAGACAAAAAATAGCGTGCATTAATGCTAAAGGCGAACAATTCAGCAGATGAACTTTTTCTTTCTATTTTATTATCGTTGAAGCTAAATCCTTTTAGCTCTAAAATGCATTTTTTGTCATCGTTGTAGATGTAAAAATCAGGAATGTAACGTCTTGTTTTATTGTTTTCATCGATATAAGAAATTTTATACCCATGAGCTTTTGTCCATGAAAGCGATGTTGTGTCAAGAAATGTCATTAATTCAAGTTCCCAAGAAGAATCGTAAAATTCTTTTGATCCTATCTTAGTAAGATACCACCCTTTTTTGTATCTATTTGATGATCCACAACGACCTTCTAAAATAGCTTCAGAAACACCTTCACTAATCTTTTGTCTCCATTGCTCTTTTCTTTCATCCGTCCATGACAGACGAAATTTAAATTCATCAGAGACGTGTTCTTTCATAAAATCACTATGATTTTTTAGATAATCATGAGTTTCTTTTGTGCGACCTGTCAAAAGCGCAGAATTTCTTTTTCCAACCGCAGCAACACGTTCATCATCATGCTTTGTAAGTCCATCATTCCAGTTTTTATGACCGTTTGCATATGTGTTTGATATTATTTCAGATTGTTTTTTTCGAAATGCATCCGTTCTATGAGTAACTTGACGAGATTCGCACATCTTCTTGTGATAGTCGGGATTGGACCAAACATTACGATTGTTTTTTGAGACCAACTCTTTTGCTTCAAGAGATTTTACTTCTGCATCTTTGAACCGCAGTCGATATTCTTTTGTTGATATTTTGTGAGTATTACGAAGATGCTCAACTATAGAAAACTTCTTTTCTAGATTACAAATTAGACATTTCACCATGATAATTAAGTATCATGGTCAATTACAATTTCATCATCATATGATAGCTCATCAGCTCTTTTAAGCCCATCTCGAGTATAAATCATCGTTCCTGGAGTTACGCACAGTTCTGTGTCATCATCAAAAACAAATTTGATTACATCTTTTTCACCTACATCAACAATTGCGCTTATCACATCGCTTTCGACACAAAGAGTCTGTTCATTCATAGAAAACACGACATCATTTATCTTCAAATCAAATACTTGCTTTTTTCCAGCAGGAGTTGAAATCAAACAATTTGAAGTAAAACAATCTACTGTTCCTGGAGAATTAAGAACAGTGATACCATATTTGGCAGCTAACCCAGATCTAGGTCTGACTTGGGCTTCAAATCCAGGAGGCAGTTCAATCTTTAACCCAGTCGCTACAGTAGCCCTTTGACCAGGTTTGATCGTCAGATACTCGTTAGCGTATAGATCACACCCTGCTGATCCTTGTGTTTGATACTTCGGAACAAGATCGTCACTGTCTACTTCACATCGAATCCAGAATATATCACTCATCTGACATTCCTCCTTCACCATCTCCTTCGCCAGAAGGCTCTCCGCCAGTCGTTACAAGAGCAGAATCAATAGCCGTCAAAAGATAGTTACGATATTTCTCATCCTTCAACATGTCACCAAACTCTGATTTGTAGAACTTTTTCTCTACCATAACTTCGCCTGTTTTTGCATTGACGACTGATAACTCTTTCCAAGCGCCTTCTCCGCTAATGTTAATCTCAAGACCATCTCGTTTTACAGCTCCATTTGCTTTGCAATGAGATCGAACTTCATCAAAGAGATACTCATCCTCAACAATACCTTTGCCGAAGATAATGTCAAATTCGCACTTGCGGAAAGGAGCTGCAACTTTATTCTTTTTGAGAGTGACAGTCGTGTGAATACCGATCGGATTACCATTTTTGTCTTTCACTTGATTTCCGCTACCAAGACGGATGCGGACGGACGAGTGAAATGGAATTGCACGACCACCTGGTGTTGTCGTTGGATCGCCATGCATGACTCCAATGGCATCACGAATTTGATTGATACAGAGAAGAGTCACGTTGTTCTGACCAATCACGCCTGTGATCTTGCGCATTCCTTTGGAAATGGCACGGGCCTGAAGGCCGATCGAATTTTGATCGTAATCGCCATCCAACTCTGCCTTCGGAGAAGTTGCAGCCACTGAATCCCAAATGACGAGGATTGGAATGTTCTTATCAAGGACTTGCTTCGCCTTAGTGATGGTAGATTCTATGATGGAGAATACCTCTTCTGTGCAATGAGAATCGCAGTAGACAAATCTCTTACGTACATCAATACCCATGTCGGCGAGCTTGGCAACAGGAGTTGCATTCTCTGTGTCTATATAGACGACAAGACCACCCATTCGTTGCGCGACGCTGGCTGCATGGTAAGCAAGATGCGATTTACCTGATGAAGGCAATCCTGCAATCTCTATGATTCGTCCTTCTGGATATCCTCCATCCATCGCGTTTCTAATCGCATAATTGAGCTGAATAGATCCTGTGTCAATCCACCGTTTTACGACAGTGGGTGCATCCATCTCTGACAGGTTATATGCGATGCGTTGACCAAACTCCTTATTGATAGATGAAATGAGATCTTTCATCATGTTATCAACTTCGGACTTTTTAGTCACGGTCTCAATCTCTTCAGACTTCTCTCTTTTTGCCATACGTTTATTATCCTTTAAGAGCATTAAATAGTTCAAGCGCCGGGGATTTTTTAATTTCCCCGGCGCTTGATATCGTCAAATCACTCGTCGCCCATCAGGTCAGCGAATGCATCATCTAACGACTGTTTCTTTGGAGCATCCTCATCGGCCTTCTTCGGTTTCTTCGGCTTCTCAGGAGACGAAGCTTTCACTTCTGCCACAAGATCTTCAAGAGCATCTGCTGTTGCAGGTCCACGGGTCGTCTCAACAGGTGTGTCATCCGTCGCGCCACCATTGAGCCAGTTATTGAGGACTGCTTCAATCTCTTGAGTTGACTTAAGACGATACATGTCATCGATGTTTGGAATGTTTTCAAGCCACGTCGCCATGACCTTTGGATCCTCATGCAGCTTTGAGGGGCGGCGAGCAGGATCCACCATCGTGTCATTGAACTGCTTGCCTGGTGCCTTGGAGATTGTCACCTTGAGGTCGAATCCTTGGTTCGGATCCAAGATGTCTCCAACCTCCTCATCGAGGAAGAAACCAAGCATACGCTGATATACGATCTTGCCGAATGCCCAAACCTGCACGCCCTTGTCTTCCTCACCTCGAACGACAACGGGAGCGTAGCAACGCATCTTAGGGGCAAGCTTCTTCGCAAGAACCCTATCATCTGGCTTACCGCTGCTATACAGCTTGCGAATCAGATCGTTGATGGGATCTGGCTTACCGAACTGATTCGGCGCCAGAAGGCCTGCGTTCTCTCCAATATAATAGAACCACCTCTCGGCGAAGGGTTGGCCCTCAGGAGCATTCTTCCATGGAAGACAACGAATCTTGTATTCTCCGATTTGTGGCTTCCACATCTGGACTGATGACGTCTTCTTCACACCACTGAGTTCTGCCACGCGACGCTTGATTGCTTCTAGATCGATTGCCATGTTATTTTCCTTTTCCGTTTCCGCTGTGAATGAAACATCCTTGACGAATCCGCAACATGCGAACCAAGTCTTGGTTGGACATTCAAGTCATTTTTAAACTAAGCCAGGGTAAACGAGATGTATCGTTTTATTATTCCTGACGTCAACTTTGCACGATGCCGATTCGACAGAGCAAGTTTTATTTTTAATTCCCATGTCCAGTCCGTTTCCGCATCGAACAAGTCGATGGTATAAATATTGCAGAATCGCAATTTTAGGCTGCCATCATTGCGACGCCGATCAACGACACCAAAAATCCTGCTATCTGCAACGGGGTGAGTCTGTCACCTAAGATCATGAAGCCGATGACGAAAGCAGCCGTGTAAAGAACGTCAACAAGAACGGACATGAGGCTCAGGTTTTCCGACCTCTTCGCGATCCACCCCCATAAGAATCCACTTGCGATAGAAGGGAATATGGGGACCCAAATGGGTAACTCAGATGCCTGTACTTTTTTCGTGATGAATGCTCCTACAATGCCTATCACGAATAGAACGGCATATGGTAGAAATAAGCTTTTCATGTCACTTCCAGGCCGGTTGTTTTCTCTTCTTTCTTTCTTTAACTTTAGGAGACTCCATGTCTTTACTCGTCCATCCCAAAGGAGCGGTAAAACCCGCTATTGCGCCTACGCCGCTAAATTCGTTGATGTCATCAGAATCTGACTTTGGTTCTTTTTCGTCTTCATCTTCATCAATCTTCAAGCTTGATTCTTTTATGATCTCTAGAACATAACGGCGTAGTAAGTCGTTCATGCTGCTAACTATTCGTCAATCATCTCTTTTTCTTGCTTCGTCGCAAGATAATCAGCCGTTTGTACGACGTGAACGAGGTTCGATTCCTTTAGACAGTAGGCTTTGTTTTCCTGAAGAACCCATCCATCGTTCAACATGATGGAAAGCCACTCATCTTGAGTGAGGCGCAGACCGAATTGCTGACACAACCAAACGCCTCGATGAGGAACAGTCATGTACTTGATATTTTTGTTGTGTTTGTAGGTCTCACCCAACTTATCTCTATGCCAATCTGAGTCTTGGGGCAGGTAATAATCTTGTTCCAGATCTCCCAGCTTTCCTGCATCGTGAAAGAGACACCCGATGATCAGAGAATCCTTTGGCAAATCATATTCAAATGCCTTACACAACTTCATTGCATTGCTGAGAACGCGAAGAGAATGATCCACCAAACCTCCGGGTTCTGCCAAATGAAATTCTTTTCTGCCTGAAGCAGGACATAAAGCCAATCTCTCGCCGAAATGATCGACTAGAGACAGGGCGGCAGCGGATCGATCTCCTAACCTCTCACACAGAGATCGAAATTTGTCAAAGTTTGAAGCAATTTTCTCAGGACTTAATGTCATAAAATCACATTACTCTTTCA